ATGCGGTTGGCTTCAAAGAGTAGGGACAGGTTACGGTCATCTTCCGAGTTTGGAATAACGCAGAAAGACATCGGGATAACAGCAGGCTTCTGCCATACGACCAGGTCACCGTTAGGGCCCATACCGCTTGCAGCAATCTCCAGGTCGGCAGCATCGATAGGCGGCTGGTCATCAGCCCAGGCCGACAGGAGGAAGCCTGCCGGAAAAGTATTACTGGCCTTGATGTGCGCGCTGAGACCAAACAGCGAAATATTAGAGCTCATTGCTTTCTCCTAGTCACCCACACCTCTTACGGTGTGGGCGCCTTTGATGGGTTTAGATCAGGACATCGCTGCCGGTGACTTTGCGCAGCTGATCGTTCTTGCCGTAGACAAGAATGTAGTCTGCAGAGTAAACAGTGACGTTGTTCTTGACTTCACTGCGGATGAAAGCATCAACCCAGTAGCCTTTGCTCTCGACCTGACGCCACGCATCCGGTGAGCCAGTGATCTGGGTGATATAAGCCTTCTGAGTATTATCTAGCGTTTTGCCAACCGAGATAACACCGTTAACCAGCGCCTGATCCAGCGGGCCCTGCATCAAGGATAGAACAGTGATACGGCCATCGCTGTTAGCAGGCATGGTTGGCAGAGCCAAGAAGCCGCCAAGAATCTCGGAGGTAATGGAGTCTTTCAGCCACATCTCACCAGTGTACACGGCCATGTCGACTGCAGCGGTAGCATCACCAGTCAGGAAGCCAGTCTGGTAGAAGGCAATCTTCTGACCAGCAGTCTGGGTCTGACCAACGTAGTTGACACGCAGACCATCGTACTTGTCAGCATCTGGATTGCTGTTGACAGTCGGAACGCGGTTACCGAAGCGGTAGTACATAAAGTTTTGAGAAGCGCCTGGGCGATCCCAGTTGATTGCGGCCAGAATTTCCGATGGGATAGTTTCAGCATGGTCTGCAGTAGTACCTGTCGGAACTAGGGTCAAAGCAGTACCACTGTAGCCCAACAGTGCCGCGGATACAGCTACGGCATTGGCCGCCGTTACTGCCAGCTCAAAGATGAACTTATTGTTCAACGTATGGTTGGCAGCAGAAACAGCTTCGTTTTGCTCGGCAGTTGGAACAGCACTACCAGAGAACACGAATGAGCCAAAGTTGTCATCGCTGCTCTGGCTATTGAGGAATGCGTCAACTGGCTCCTGCGCGTCAGTGCCTTCAGCCTCAATTTGCTCACCAGTTGCCCAGCCTACGAGCACACCAGTGTCAGTAGATAGTGCAGTCGCGACAACGGCCAGTGAAGAGCCTGCGCCAGCAACTGCACCATGGAGGATGAATACACCACGATTGCTCTCGTAAGTAACAGTAGCAGTGGTAAGCTGAGGGTCTGCATTCAGACGGATAGCAGTCTGTAAGATACCTGCAACTGCAGCCATGTTTGCTGCAGCAGCAAAGTTGAGACCAGTTATGAGTGCATCAACACCGCTGACCTTGATGGTCATAGTGCCGGCAGTAACCTGCTTTATCGCGCTAAGTGGCAAAGGCGCGCCGCCATAAATAGCTGGGGCCAGGTCTACAGAGTTCCAGCCTGCGATAGACATAGCGTCTGGGCTGGAGATGGTTTTCGACACGAAGCCGAAGTACTTCTCAGCAACTTTATACTCGTCAGCAGCGGAGCCAAAGTATTTGAGCACATCTGCCAAGTTGGAAAAGGTTACGACGGCGCCAGCCGGAATGAGAGCATTCTGGGTGAACTGGCGGAGCATAAAGTTACGGCGAGGTACACCGGCTTGACCGCCAACCCCACTGGTGATATTGACGTAGCGAGCGATCGAAATCGTCACGATTATTTACTCCCTTGAGGGGCTGGTTTCTTGGGCTCTTTTACAGGAGCTTCGGTCTTCGCCACTACTGGCTTCAACTTCGGCGCCTGCGCCGGAGTACTGTATTGCTCAATTTTAATCGCCATATCACACCTGCACGATAGTATCTGTAACGAACTCGATTCTGCCAAGCTCAGCAGCTGGGGTCTTACGGGTGTAGCTAACGGTCAAGTCAAAGGAAGGCATTGCCTCCTGGCGGTCCTGCTCGTTCGTGAAGTAGCTGTTCCGGACCTCAGGCACTCGTAGCAAGTTAATGCCTAGCGCTTGAAAGTACCGGATAGCTGACCGACGCTGCAAGATCATCCTTGCGATGTCACACAAATCGCTTGCAGTTGGTCTGTAAGTGTCACGTGGGTCCTGTGTGCAAGCTGCACAAAACTGGTAAGTAACAGTATAAACCTGCAGCTCTTCCTCCAGTACTAGGTGCGTATTGGTCTCATGAGGAGTATAAGTAACTTTAGCAAAGCCATGCGCTTTATCAAACAACTTCTCGATAAAGATTGTTGGCTCATCCTCTCGACCCTGCTGTGTAGGCTGCTGCTTTTGTTGGACGCCAACAGTGAAAGTGTTACTAGTCCATGGCCATGCTAGTAGCTCGCCTTCTAGACGGCTGACTATCGCTGCAATAACCTCATTGTCGTACAGGCTCAAAATTGCACCTCGACGCACAGTAGGCCTACCCAGCCGTCGATAGCAAACCAGTCGTTATTACTTTCGACGTCATACTTCTTAGTACCGAACTCAACTCGGTCGCCAGTCGTGCCATGCGCAAAGTCTTGCACATTTGCCGACAGGTATATGTTATAATACCGGCGGTTCATATCAAGACCGAGCTCTACGTAGCTCTTGCGATCGACGGCCTGGACGCTGGCCTCGTAGTCAACAGGCGCTGCAGACAGCTCAGAAACATACTGGCCAACGCGGTTCTTTGTACGCTGACCGGCCTTGATATACTGCACTGTGTGGGTGTCAATACACGAGAAGGCTTCAGCGAGGATATCAGAACCAGGGGTCATTAGCTTACCTTCGCAGTAATAGATTGGCCGAGTAGGCCGGTAAAGCCAACCAGCGGCTTATTGAAGCCCTTGCCTTTAATGAACTGTTTGCCATTCTTATCAGGGGGTGTACCATTGACAGTAATATCAGCATTAGGGGCGAATTTGCCTTCTTTCAGCGTTTCCTGTATAGTTGCAACAAGCGTCTCACCCATCCGCTTGAGGTAGGTCTCTGGGTCTAGCGTACCATCGAGCATCTCGGTAGTTCTGCGTGCAACCCAGCCAGGTAGCTTCTGATCAATTTTTTCTGCTGACTGCCGAAGCAGCGGACGGGCAGGCGTTACTGGCTTAACTTTGCCAAATTCGTTTACAATCATGACTGCAGCAACAGACTCGCCTGTTGCATACTTTGCATTTTCGTGCCATCCTACGTCGACAGATTTACCGTCGATAGCGGATAGTGTCTTGGCATGCTCAGCCAGCTTGCTCAATAGACACCGCCAACCTTTCGGAAGGCCGTACGTTCAGGTAGGCCGCCGATGTAAAAGCCCCCCACACCTGCAACCTGCAGCATGACCAGCAACTGCTGACCGTAGGGCGTCTGTCCCAGCCACCACTCAAACATATCTGAACTTGGTGGAGCAACTTTGGTAACCGAAACCTTATCGATAGACGAGGAGCTGACAAAGCCGCCTTGCTTATTTTTCAGTAGAGTGTTGGTATGGACCTTTAGCAAGTGGCCCATCAGCATATAGAGCTGCATTTCGGTGCAGTCATCACCTTCGTCTTCGGCAATACAAATTGCTTGATTCCAGTAAAGAGCTAACAGCTCGTCTGGCCACTTAGCGGCATCAGAAAATTCTGGAATCATTGATCTGAATTTGACAGGGTCAAAGATGATAACTGCCATGTTTATTACTCGTCGACTGGAGTGAGTTTGGTCGAGACCTTGATCTGCGTCTTCGCAGTCTCTTTATTCAGCGGCGCAGAGTTGTCGCGAGCAGTCATGTCCTTCGCGATTTCCTTGATCTTTGCGTGGCTGTCGCTCGGATCACCGTCAACAATCTTGTAAAAGCCTTTCGACTGGCACAACAGGAAAGTTTCGTTGGCCAGTAACAGTTTGACTTCTTCATCAGTAACCTTGGTCGAGACACCGGATGGGGTCCAGATTGGCTGGCCACTATCCATATTGGTCATTTCGCCAAAGCCCGATTTGGCCGAAGGGGCATTAGCGCCGCCACGGAGAGTAACGGAGCGGACAGGTCGCAGCGGGGCACCTGGAACAGCAGGCGCGTACTCACAGAACTTCTGCGGGCAGGTGGCAGTGCTGAGAACGTATGGCAAGGTTGTCACCTCATAATTGGGTTATTGTGCAGTTGCTGAATAAAGCACCGGCAGTAGACTCGATTATACCGCCTTATAACCAGGAAAGGAATAATCGGGGGCTAGACGGGTTTATTGGAATAAGGCGTAGAGTAACCAGTTCAGCTAACCTAGCGTAAAGAAAAAGGACCCGAAGGTCCTTTGTCTTATCCCTCGGTATTAGATACCCGAGAAGCGGACGACCGCGAACGGACGCTTGCAGAGCACACCGGCAGTAGCCGAGCCGAAGTCTTCGATGTACGACTTTGCGCGCTTTTCGACGCCCAGGGTGTTGAACTTGGTCACTACCATCTGGGTGAAGGTTGCACCGCCGTCAGTCGACCCGTCTACCGAGGAGTCAACCTTCTCAGCGTACAGGTAGAAGGCGTCAGCACCGGCAGCAACATCATTCAGCTCAGGGGCCGACTCAACGCGAATACGCGAGTAGGTCTGGGTCAGCCAGTCGCGAACCGAGATACCTTGAACCGAAACGGTGGACAGGTAGTCGATTTTGCTGGTTGCGATTAGCAGGACCAGGTCAGTGCTTTCCGGATCGATGGTGTCCTGCGACTGGTTACGCAGGGTAGCGATCGCAGTACGAAGGTCAGCAGTGATAGCCAGGAAGTCTTTGGTAGGCCATTGGCCACCGGCAACAGCAGTGTAGGCCGGCAGCATCGGGTCGTTCAGCAGGCCGAAGGTGCGGTTTGCACAGCCGAACCAGCCGAAGAAGCCGATAGCATTACGGAAGATTTCCAGGCCAATCGCAGCAGCTTGACGCTTCTGCTCAGCAACGTTGAGGTTCATGGCAGACGCACGGGCGTCTTCCAGCAAGGCAACACGCATGCCTTGCTCACCGCGAACGATGGTACGGCGCTCGAAGTTGGTGTTCAGTGCAGACAGAGGCACAGCGTTATAGTCGCCGTACTCAGTTGCACCACCGACCGGTTCAACGATACCCTGCACGATTTCTTCGTCATGCCAGTTGCCAACGGTAGTGATACCGATGCACTTATCGATCTTGCGGGCAGCAGTGATAACCTGGACAAAACCAGGCAACCAGGCCTGCAGGAACTGGATCGGGGTGGTGACAGAACCCTGGGTAGTCGAAGCAGTGAACGAGGAGTCGCCCACAGCCAAGGCTCGAACCTGCTTGTGCACAACCTGCGGGCTGATGGTAATACCGATGCGGGCCAGCGCCATTACAGCTTGGTCACCGATCTGCGTCATGTTGAACGCGCGAACATCCCGCGCGGCGATGTGGCTGTGAATCTGGGACATTTTACATCTCCTGCCAACTGGCGCCGAAGCGCCAGTGGTTAATGGGTTATTCGCCGAGGCTAATGGTGGTCAGGCCAGCTGCGGTGGTAGTACGCTCGACTTGTGCGTTAACGATCAGCGTGCGACCGACTGCAGTAGCGTTGAACAGCGCGCCAGTGGTGTCGTCGAAGTATACCGGGTCGCCGTAGACGACAGGGGTACTGAACGAAACAACAACTTCACCCTTGTTCATCAGCTGGGCAGCAGTGTTAGCTGGCAGCTCCAGACTTGGCGCCAGTGTACCGGCAGTAGAGCCAGCCAGAGCATGTTGCTCAGGGTTGCAGAGGATACCTGCGAACTTGTTTGCAACATCGGCTGCGCCAATCTCGGCAACTGGAACGCTCGGCAGACCATTAACACCAGGGAATTCGGCAATAACGTTGGTGAACGCACGGCCGAATACGTTGGGAACAGTGGTTTGCTCGCTCAGGCGCCATACTTTGACAACACTTGGAACGTCGCGAATGGTCTGGCCGAGGAAACCATCGGTCTGACGAAAGCGGATTACGGACTGAAAGCTCATGGCTTACTCCTTATTTGCCGGACAGGTACGCATCGAGCTCAGTGGAGCTTGCAGCGTCGCCAACTTTGGCAGTGGTAGTTTTGACGTTTTTGGAGGCTTGAGCTTCCACGCCATCGAGGTAAGCGCTCAGCGCAACAGCGGCATCACCAGCTTTGCACTTGACGCCAAGCTTTTTAACGCCGTAGGCAGCAACGCTGGCAGTGGACATTGCAGCATGGTCGAAAGCGCCCGTAACTTTCGAAACACGGGCGTACAGCTTATCGCGCTCAGCGACAGCTTTGAACATGGAGTCCATAGTCACACCTGGCTTAGCGGTGGCTTCTTCGTCACCCATCGGTTTTTCTTTGCCTTCGGCTTCTTCACCTTCAGCTTCGTCACCGGCTTCAGCTTCTTCGCCTTCAGCCTCATCGCCGCCTTCAGCAGGTGGAGCCAAGGCTGCCAGCAGCTGTTGCAACAGGGCAGTGATACCGCCATCCTCGTCATCTTTGACTTCGGCCGGAGGAGCTTCACCTTCGCCTTCGCCCTCGCCAGGTGGAACCTCGCCCTCAGCTGGAGGGGCTTCACCTTCAGCTGGCGGAACCTCGCCTTCGCCTTCAGCTGGAGCAGCCTCAGACAGGAATTGCTGCAGAGCAGGCAGCAGGATTTCGCAGAGTTTCTCAACGGCTGCGCCGTCCAGAGCTTTCGCTTTTTTAGCTTTAACAGCCATGGATTCATCCTCATTGGACGGGTTGGGAAAAGCTGAGTCGAGGATGCGAGCACCCGCGACACGAGCACGATCGACGCGGGCAAGATGGTTGCCCGCCATATCGGTCTGAATTGCAGCGTGCGCCTCTCCGTCAACTGGAGTGAAGACGCAGGTGAAACCAAGCGACAGCTCGGTTTTCTTGCCTGCCATAATTTGGCGGATCATTGCGCGGCTATACACCACGATGTCACCGATAACCCAGCCTGTTGCTTCATCCCAACGAACGTTAGTCAGAATACCGCAGACACCTTTCTTAGAAGGGTCAACGCCATCGGGCTCATCAGCTCCGTCGACAGTCAAGCCTTCAAGGTAGGTGTGGTCATCGATAAGGGGAATATTTTGGCAAGAATCAAGGAACGCTTGAGAGGTAACCGTTTCAGCCGGTCGAGAAACTTTGACCAGTTCGTTGGGGTCACCTTCAAGCTGAGCTTCCGAGCGTGCGTAGTCAAAAACGCCAGGACTGGTGATCGGGCAACCATCGATACGAAGGTAACCGTTCTCATCAACCCTACGCTTGCTCTCGCCGCCGGCTGCTGCATCAAAAATGATTTGCTGGACCATCAACTGGACCTCTAAACTGATACGCTGATTTTACACCCTGTTTTGGTATAAGTAAACGTCGAGGGATTAACTTTAGTTATAAGGAACGCCAGGCGCATACACCCGGCTGATCCTAGCTGATAAACAGCCGGTACTCGGCCTCACGGCGATTAACAAGACCAGCCAGTACTTTACCTTTCGCCTTGTTCCACTTGTGAAACTCCTGGGCAGCGCCAGCCTTGTCGCCAGCCATGAACTTCACCAGCAACGTCGAGTCGCCCAGGCCCTCAGCAATCTTGTCTGTATCGATATCACTCCCGACGTTGTAAGCAAAGCTAACCAACGCGTCAAACTCCCCTTGGGTTAGGACCTTGCCCTTCGTCAAGAACAGCACGTCCTTTTCAAACTGGGCCAGGTCGATAGCGAGCAACTCGAGCGCCCGGGCATGGGTAATCTCTAAGCCCGCCCACACATCTTTGCCGGTGTGGCCAAAGCCGATAGTCCAGATTCCGGCAGGGCACAGGTAGGCTTTTAACTTGCAGCCCTCATAAAATGAAATGAGAGCAATGCCTTTACTTGACGTTTTCATTCTTACATACCAGTAAGTAACGGCCAAAAGGCGAAACAAGCCAGATGACAATTAGTTTAGTGTAGGCGTTCACCAGGTCATAATACTTATAGACCGAGAAGAACTTATTTGCGAACAGGTTATTTGCGTGTAGCGCCACTACGCCAGGTTCAGCAAGCATAATAGCAGCCAGCACGAAATAAACTACCGAGGTAATCAGTACGAATGCAGCAAGCATCCGTGCAACACTGTGGGTGGATTGCCGCAGCACTACTGCTGACCCTATAAAGCACAAGATATGTGTCAGCATCGTGAGCCAAACAGTCATAGGTACCAGTGTGAGCGTGTTCATTTTATCACTCCTCCAATATTAGAGGTTAACCTGTCTTCCAGCAACTTAATAAAGGTGCTGCCCATATACGCTGCAACTCCGATCAGAGCATCTCTGCCTGTCAGCGTTTCCGGAATCATGGATCCAGCTAACCAGGCAGCAAATACTGCCACAGCCAAGTTAGCTAGAAATACCCCGAACTTGAAGGGCGTACCCGCCAGGCTTTGGTATGCCGTCTTCGCGGATGCCGCGCCGAGCGCCATCAGAAAGAGCTGACCAAAAGACAAAAGCTTTTCGATCAAATGTTCCATTATAATTCCTTAGGAGTTAAGTTGTTAGCCTTCCGTGACTCGGTAGTTAATCGTCTAGCGAGAGTTTCGGCCGCATACGGCATCGGCAGTGTATCGCGTAGCCTGGCTTGCCGACGTCACCTTTTTTGCAGCCATCATCATTGTTGGCGTCGCTGCCATCAAGATTGTGTAGCTCTGCTGAGCTACCGGACAACAAAAACTCTTTACCATCCCGTTTTACGTGGCAA